GAATCTACACTTTTATCATAGTCAATATATAATGGAGAAACTCTTTTAAATTCTAAATCTCCATCGCAAGGATACGTATAAAAATAAGCTTCTCCGGCTATCAAGTAATCTAAAAATCCTCTATTTAATTCTTCTTTTATATCATACTTGTACATAAAATGCTCAAGCAACTTTTGTGCTTTATAAGCCTTTTCATCTTTGTAGTTAGAAGAAAATTTAGTTTTTACTTCATCTGGATAACTAACTTGTTGCTCAGCTTCTTCTGGAGCAATTCCAGTCTGTACTAATTCATTTACAAAATGTTGTTTTATATTGGTTAATACTTGTTTATAAAGTTTATCATACTTTTCATTATAAGCATCTTCTCCCGTTCTCTTAATCGTCCAATTAAAAGGTCTTTTAATAAACTCACCTCTAAGAAGATCTATGTTAGGTCTTAATAAAGGATAGGGTCTTATTTTAGAAGGAAAAGAATATTCTCCGTTCGGATTATTTAATGGGTTTGTCACATGATTAAAATACTCTTGTGGCATAACTCCATTATAAGCATCATATAACATTTTTATATTTCTACCTCTTACACTTGTTTGTGTAAATCCTGTACTAGCTATATAATAATCTAAAGTTCTTGCTGACCAAGAATTTACTTTATTTATATCCTTAATCTTCTCTTTATAAGAGATCTTCTGGTCTGGTTTTCCGTTCATTATTACCAATTAAAAAACTCTTCTAATTCTCCGTTTCCTCTGTTAGGTTTATCTGTAAAAAGCCTTCTATTAAAGAAATTACTTTTATCTTTAACTTCTTGCTCTAATGTGTTAACTCTATCTTTCATAACCCACATCAATATTTTTAAACATGATATTCTATCAAAGTTTCCTTTATCATTATATTTTTCTAGTTCTGCTAAAATACCTTCAGAGTAAATGTTATGCAAATTTAATACAACATCTCCGTTTTCTCTTAAAGCGCAAGGAGTTATTATCCAATCCGCAATATTTAGCATAGCAGTCCTTTGATTATCTGCTGATAAATTTATACCATATTTTTTATTTCTTCCAGAATTAATTTCTTTATTACTAAGTATGTCAGGTTGAAATTCTAGAAAATGTAGATGATTAGTATTTCTACAATAAGCAAGAAAATCTTGACCACCTCCCATTATCTCAAAGTGTATTTTAGCATTATATAGTTTAGCTAGTTTTATAAGATTCTTATGATATTCATCCTTTCCTTTTTTAGGTCTCGCTGTATATTCAGCCACTATCTTGTCACCATAGGTGTCTCCAGCAGCCTTAGACTTATAGACTAGGCTACATCCGAGAGAGTGACTACTGTCGCTGTCATCAAGCATATAAGGGTCAAATACAATATAATACAGTGACCCCGTTTCCTCATCAGAACCCTGATAAGTCTCATATATTGTAATTTCTCCATCTAGTTCATCAGTTGCTCTATGTGGAAAATGTATATATCTGTTAGATAAATTAGGAATAAATCTATTAGTTCCCTCATCAAATCTACCATGTTTAATAAATCCTGAAAATTTAGGATCTTGTAACCTTAATCTTTGTTTTCTTATTTCTTTTAGAGGAAATATAGTATTAGACATTCCTAGAAATATATCACTAGGAGTAAAAGGTCTTTCAGCTTTCTTTTTAAGAAGTGCTCTTGGGTTATCTTCTACTTTCTTAAACTCATTTAACCAGTGCTCTTTACAAGCTATTACATCTGGTCTTCCTGTTACAGAATCAAAGAAACCTGGAGTTGAAATATAAGATGGTATAAATAATCCTATTGTATCGTTTCCTCCTTCTTCTTGCCATTTGTTTTCAAAAGCAGCAAAGTTATATTTTACAGGATTATAAAAAACCTCTTCTAAATCTCTAAGGTATTTTGCTTCTTCTTCACCACCTGTACCAAATGCAACTATTTGACCTAAACAAGAATCACCTTCTTCAAAAAGAGGTTTCATTGCTTCTAGAAGATCAATAAGATTTGGCATAGAACCAACTTCCTCAATGATCCCTAATGCTCCCCTTGCACCTCTTACTTTAGATGGATCATTTACAATTATACCAGATATTTCTGATCTAAAACCTTTTTCAATTCCATCCTCTATATAAGAAGCTCTTTTATGTTCTTTTTGATCTATCTTTTGTCTAAGTCTTTTAAAATAATTATTTGTATTTGAATCTAAGTGATTTAATTGATCCCATGCTTTTAATAAAATACCATCTTTACCTGTTATATAGTCTTCTTTTGAAGCAAAAACAAAGCTTTTAGATCTAGGTATAAATGTGTAATTGTGAGTTAAACTTGATCCTCCTTTATAGGATAAACCACAACCTCTATTCTTTAAAGCCATTATATGATTTCCTTCTCCATAAGGTCTATTCCAAGCTTCATCTTTAGCAAGATACCACATTAAATCCATTTCCCAAAAATCAGGAAGTCCAAATATCTTTTTTACATTTTTTCCATATTTACCACTATTTCTTTCTTCTTGTGTAGGCTGTCTTAATATAGGACAAAAATTTAGATAATAATAAAATTCTCCTGGAATCCACATATCTCCAACAGTATATCCATCTATACATCTTCTTTTTTGTTCTGTCCAATATTCTATATAATCTCTAGTTCCTATTGGAGCTTTTTGATAATAACCATGTTTTTGAAAATGTAAACCAGCTTCTCTAAAGTACTGGGTGTTTGGTATATGTAATCTTTTATTGTCTAATGCACCTATTAAATCAGATACATACTTATGTCTTTTTGGTTTGTTAATTGGTTTATAATCAAAGTTCTCTTCATCTAATCCTTCCAATAAAATATCTAATACTTCTAAAGAATTAATATTTGATTTTCTTAATAGTTCTTGATTGTTTCTTATGTCTCTTAAATCCATGATTAATCTGGGTCTTCACTAAATCCTTTTTCAGCATTACCTCTAATACTGGATCCTGCTTTAAAATCCTTTTTAACAGATTCTTCTATCTGAACAAAAGTCTTTTGTAAAACAGGTAATTGATTCATAATCTTTATAATTTTATCTACATCATGTATAGGTTTTCCATTTTCATCTACCTCTGTTAAATCAGCATCATCAATAAATATTCTAATTTCATTTATCTTTTTTCTAAGTGTTTGAAGTGTTGGAAGGAATGGACTTGTATTCTCTTCTAATTCTTTAAACTTGCTTATTGCATTCTGCTCTATTTGAGAAGGTTTCCATGCATCTGTTAGTTCTGCTGATATCTTGCTTTCCCTTATTCTATCTACTTCTGTAAAGTTAAAGTAAGGACTTCTATAAGAGTGTGCTAAATAAATAAATGTGAAAATAGCAAACGCATGTTTTTTATATTGATTTTTATCTGCTTTCATAACAGCATTAAATTCAGGAATAAGATGTATATTTTCTGTACATAATTTAATCTTTTGTTGTTCGTCAAAAGTAAAAATATCTACCATGTTAATTTAAATTTAAGAGTTTACAATTCTTAACCTTTTCTTTAACAGATTCATAAGAATTAGTAACTGTTATAAAATCAGCTCCACAAACAATAATAGTAACTCGCTTATCTAATAATTCATCAGGTCCATCCTTTACTACCTGAGAATAAATTCCCTCATAATAATATTCTATAAAATTTATATTAACTGATAACTTATGTATTGTTATTACATGTTGATTAAGTATTTCATCTAGTTCAGAATTGATACCTTCCAGTTCTACAAACATTTCAAATGATGTTTAAGTAAAGTTGTAACTTCGGCTTTTAGATAAGGAAGATAGATGTCTCTTGCTTTAGATTCATCTACTATTGGAATACCTTCTTCATCAAATAAATAATCACCTTTAGCATTTCTTTGTTGAGGTCTTGAAAGTATTCTCATTTTAGCTGGAGTAAATCCAAAGCACTCTAAAAAATACATGTATATAGACAGTTGTAGATTATAATGTATGTAATTACAATCTTGTAAATGTGAAATAGGTGGAAGCATATTAGATCCTCTTCTCATTCTTCCAGTTCTTTTATCTTTATAATCACTAGTCATTTTAATCTCTTTGTTTGTTTTATAATCATCTATGTAAATATATCTTCTATTATTAAAGGTCTTAATTATAGCAACATCTACTTGACCTGCTATTTCAAATTCATTATTCCAAACTAATAGTTCAGGATAAACTCCATCCTCCAACTCACTTAGAGAAGTCTTATATGAATAATTATCATATTCAGAATCTCTTGATAAATAACTATTATTTCCAAATACCTTTACTCCATTATAATCATATCCTTGAGTTATTAATTGCTCTTGTTTCTTATGATAAATTGTTCCACTATTACCTGCTCTATTTTTATTTTCTTCCCATAATCTTAACCAATAAGCAGCAGTTTGTCCATTATCTTTAGCATATTTTTCTGCTATCTTATACCAATCTTTTTTAGTTTCATACTTCTTTACTAATGTTGTAACACTTGTGTATTTGTTATTTGTATTTTGATTTATGTAAGAATGATCGTGATCATTAAATACTATCATTTTCTTCTAGTTTGTTTTTAATTAAGTTGTTTACTAGTTCTCTTTGTTTCTTAAGAGAACCATAACTCTTCTTTAATTGCATTATCTTATGTACTTCTCCTTGAGGATCATCTACTCCCATATTCCTAAGTTTGTTTAAGTAATAAACTATAGGATTTACAAAAAAGTTCCCTATATAAGGAATCTTGACAGTATCTAAATCTCCTCTATTTATAGTGCTTTTAATAAAGTCTATCTGAGAATTACATACTTCCTTTACTATATCAAGAGGTAGATTAAGTTCTTTAGCTACATCTTCTATAATTAGATTGAAAGCGTCTGGTTTACCGTTCTTTATGTACACCTTGAGAAAGTTTAATTGAAGTTGTAAAACTACTACATTATCATGGCTACTTCTTATTCATTTGGTATTTTTATAAAATTTAATGAAAAAATAACACAGAATATTTGGAATTATGCCAATCGTTTACCTTTTTACCTTTAGGTATATACAGGACTATAACATCTAATTAATTCTTTTATAACTCTACAAAAAATTACTTTCAGCTTTTAGAAGGAAAGATTGTTTGATTAGTTTTATAGATACTCTTTTTATAGATCATTAAAATCAATCTTCTCTTTGTAAAAGCATTAGAAATATTAGTACTTTTTCTTAATTAGCTAATTAGCTAATTAGTACCGGTTTTTCTAGATAATGTTTTTATAGAAGTAGCCCCGGTAACTATTGCTTATATAAGTTCCCCCCCATGTTTTATTTTGTAGTAATTGATTTTGTAGATGTGTTGTTTTGTGTACTGTATATGTTATTAATTTTTTATATGATCATTTTAAAATTGATAGTGTGAGTGTATTGGTAAACCTCATTGTTAATTTTAAAATACTAGTTTATGATGGTATCCATAAACCATAACCCATCAAACCTCCCACCCAACTTCGAGGAAGGCATGTACCCGTAGGTGTTCTACGGGCTTCAAATGCTACCTCAACTCCAATTATGCTAATCCCAGCAGGAACCCCAATGGTTGTACTTCGTAGTGGAGTACATCCCAAGTATGGCCCTTGGGCTGTACTAGGTGTAGACAGTCTAGAAGTTACCAACGTAAGTTGGATAACGAGGACTGCTCAACAAGTGGCAGTAGGCCACAGGTGGAATAGTGCAGTACCTGTTAATCTAGTAGTGTTCACTGAAGAGTGGACCACACCAGAGAAACAGGTAGTGAAAGTGAAGAAGTACAAGCCTGAATAAGGTTTGTGCTTCTAAGAAGGGAGAGTAGGACTAGTTCCTGCTTTTCCTTTCTTTTCACATAATAATAAAACAACCACATATATTTTTACTTACACAATAACCCATTAAACTCCCACTCAATTTCGGGGTTGGTTGGTTATTGATACCGATTTAATACCTCTTATTGTTAACGCTAAACACCACGCAAGATGAAAACTCTCAACAAGTGTCACGTTAGTAACACCTTTCTAGTAATATCTCGTCAAAAGAGATATGAAAGAGCCTTTTGGCAAGGAAGATGGCCTTACTAATACATAAGGTGTAGGACTTGTTCCTGCACCTTTTTGCTTTATTAGTTGTTTATTGTTGATTGATTAGTTGATTAAATTGTTGAATAGTTGTATTATTTCTATTTCTTGTTGGAATAGATAATGATGAACTAGTCAAATCATTTACCACAACTAACAACCAAACAATCATCATCTAAAAAGAGCAAACAAGATATATATTCCATCCAAACATCTCACCATTTAACAAGCCTATCAAAGGGCTTTCTGAAGCAATGAAAAGACTAGAGACCATCAAAGCATCAGCTACAATACTGCTGATTTTCATGTTGTTTTTGGTATCCATGTTCCTATTTGGGTGCCAGCCAAACAACAAAGACATCTATGAATTTGCAGCTCAAAATCCTGCAAGTTCACAAGATACAACACATTATATTGCCAAAGTAAAAGTACGCAAGTACAATATATGGCAATATGATATTCTAAGAATCTCTAAATATCCAAATATGAGATTCAATGGAATACTTTACAAAGTAACAGTCACAAAGACAGGAGAAAGAAATACTCTACTCCTAAGAAAAGAAATATAGAGAGGGAGTCCTAAGCATGACATTAAAAGGCTTGATCATTATACACTGTTAGAAAATCTAGCAGTTTATTTCCAACCATCAAATCAAAGTACCAATGAATCCAGTAATAGAAGTAGTCTTAGGAAGAGTTCTATTTATAGGATTCTTAATTCTAATAGCAATATTAGGAGACAAATTAGGCAGGAAGTAATATTCCTGTTATTGTTCAACCATCAAAATCCGAAAGAAATGGAAACTCCAAAACTAAAAACATTAGCAGACATTAAACAAGAAAACCTTGTAGATCTTCTTCGTTTTAGCAATGATGCTAAAACATTAAGATTCTTTAAAAATGCTGCTAAATGTATTCAAGCTCAAAAAGAAAAGCTTGAAGAACAATCAAAAACACTTTCTGAATTTACAGAAGAGTTTTCAAATGATCTACAACAATTAAATGATGACTATAAAGAATTTATAAGTCTTTATATGTCAGTAGTAGATTAATAACATACACAAGGAGAAATCCTTGTACCTCTAAAAGCAGAAGCCTTTACGTTGGCTTAGAGGATAAGTAAGGATTGTGTTAATCCTGAAACTAATAGCTGCAAATCCACCAGACGCAATGGAAAACGCAAAAAGTATTCAATGGGTCTTAGACTACATGGAAATACAACCAAATGGCTATGTAAAGCATTGTGTTAAAACCACAACCAATGCTGAAAAAGCTAGAGAGGAACTAGAAAATAATCCTAACGTATTAATGTTAGAGATTATAGAATTGGCTGAATATTATGATTTAGACCAATCAGAAAAATAGTTGCAACACTTTAACCACCACCAAAGCAAAATGACAAACCTAGAAATCCTCAAAGCTGCAAAAGCTAAAATATTAACATTAACTTTCGAAATAAAAAATTCCCTAGATGTTAGTATTAACATTGGTATTGCCAATGACATTCGCAAAGACCTACAAATGGTCATTGATGTTATTGAGCATGAACAAGAGTTTGAACAAGAACAACAAAAGCTAGAAACAGCTGATGATGCTTTTTGTGAAGCTCTTGATGCAGCACTAGAGGTTCACGAACCTTATTTTAATGGAGCTGAATATGCTACTGATGTAGTTACAGAAGAAGCTCTTCAAGATGCAATGATGTCTCCAGAAATAATGGAAGCACATTTAGCATCTCGTAGTATCACAATGGAAAAGATCCAAAAAGATTTCTTTCAAGATGATACAAATACTTCTGCAGAAGTATCACCTGATGAAATAGCTCTTATAGATGCATACAATCAAGGCTACGCAAGTGATCTTGTTGATGCAACTACTATGCTACACAATCAGTAGTTCTTGTCACATTAACAACAGTATCACAGATTATCGTGGTACTGTTGTTTCTTATTGTTTAATTATTATGACAG